TGAAAAGTATAGAAGAGAATACAAAATTCAATAAAATAGACTAACCATTACAGAAATGTAATTGTCAAATATGTCTAATGCCCTTTAGGGTGCTTTTACACTATTAAGAAGGAGAATAACAAATTTTTAATTGAAAGTTTGTCTTATTTTTCTTTTAGGTCGGTGTAATACAGCGGTTTTATTATATTTCGATAGAACTATAGCAATTTCGCGTCTAATATCATCTTTTGGATATTCTAATACACAATCCAGATTATCTTCATCAGGTCTCATTATAATATTATTCAAATGACAATCTAAGTGTATAAACCCATTCAAGTATAATAATATTAATTTGTATAATATTTTTATCACAATAACCATATTTGTGATATTATCTATTCCATCTCGGTCGGCGTTATAGCGAAGTGGAGAATATAAAAAGGTGTAAACTGTTGTTATTTGAGCTTGAAATCTGTGCAGCTAAACTATAAATTACCCGGTCAAAAATATCCAAAAATCATAAAATCATAAAATCATATAGTAAGATAAAATTGTGAAATTACAATTTCACGATTTTTTTTCATAAAAATAAAATAAAAAGAAAGATATAAAATGGTATGGACCAATAAAAAATACTTTCCAAAATAAAAATAGGAGAACATTTTTCGATTTTTCCTAAAAAATATTTTTGTTATCCAAATTCGGGGGTTATTTTTTCCCAAGATTGTCAAGAAGAAATAATAATATAATCCTTCTGGATGGCAAAAAAAATTTTTAAAGGTTCTCCCAAATTTTAAGAGCCTCGTCGGATTCCCAGACAATAATGGGACCTCCTTCGGGGTATTCCGTATAGGGGGCCGATTTAGAAGTCGACCTTTCTAAACTCATTAATGTTTTAAGACCCAGGATCCGGCGTTTGAGAGGATACATTTTTTTCGGAAATTTCCGACTATAGAACTTGAATGCCCATTCGAATTGTAGTGCTGTTTTCCAATCGGGGAATCCGCGAATGTGACAGATGCGTTCCCATGCATGGCCTTCGGCGACCTTCATGTGCGTAGCATGAGCCCCGCCGACTAGTTCTCCATTATGTTGTCTTAAACGATGATTTAAATCAACCGTCGCCCCTACATATGTCGATTTATCGGTACATTCCAATAGATAAACAAAAAAAGACATTATATATATACAAGATGTATTCTCTTTATGACATATCTTTTACACTATTTTATGAATCCATTTTTATAGGACTTTATTCGTTGGTTCTCTACATGTTATTAAAAAACTTGTTAAAAAATAAACCATTTGTTTATATTCTTTTCTTATTAGGCATTGCAAAGCACTTCTTGGGCTATTTTGGAGGCCTTCAGACATATTATTGTCAGATATATAAAGATGAAAATTCAGTTGCGTTAGTTCCAACTGCGTTAGATTTGGTGTTCGAAGGTTTATTATATGTTCTCATCGGTTTATCATTTCTGTATATTGTCAAGAACAAATATATTATAGTCTTCTTGACAGGGGTTGTTCTCCATTTAGGATTCGAATTTGTTGGACTCCACAATTATTTTTTGAGAACCAGATGTGAGGTTGTCTAGCTCTGATAATTCTTCTGGACTATTAATTCCCCGAAGTCTAATCCGAATGTTCTCATCTTCTATTAAAACCGTCGAAACGCGGTGTCCAGATATTTCGTTAACCAATCCAATAATATCCGTCAAATAATATTCTTTTTGATTATTCTCGTTTGTTATTTTTGGAATATACATATGGAGAACCTCTCCAGAAATTAAATACAAACCAGCATTTACTTGGGTGATTTTTCGTTGTTCTATATTCGCATCTTTTTCTTCGACGATTTGATTTATAATCCCTTCTTGACAAATAATCCGACCGTATCCATGAGGGTTCTCCAATATGGTTGAGAGAACTACACAATCTGTTTTGGCATTATTTACAAAGGTTTCCAATATAGATTGATTAATAAGTGGCGTATCACCATTTAAAATGAGAACTCGGTCGGCCGTCTCGTATTGTCCTAAAGATGATTTAATGGCATCACCTGTTCCTAAGGGGTTCTTTTGTTGAATGAAAACTAACCCGAAAATATCTATATATTCAGAAAGCGTCCTGATAATTTGTTCGTGAAATTTTCCGGTTATTACCACTATTTTTTTAGGAGTCAATGATAATGCTGCTTCTATGACCCATACCAACATGGGCTTTCCTCTGAATAGATGGAGAACCTTTGGTAGACTAGACCGCATCCGCTTGCCTTCACCTCCAGCCATTATGGTTACAACCAATGAATCTGATAGTGTCACTGAATGAAAATCTGACATATAATAATATAAATAGGATTTCTATATTATTATAACGAATATAAGTAAAAGATGGAAGGTATTATTCATTCATTTAATCAAGTAGCCATAAGGGGGCAAGAGACATTAATCCTTTGTGACATTGACGAGACTCTTCTTAGATGGGAAAAATCGGTTCAAGATATTTATAATAGCTATAAAATGGTTAATCCCCATTTAGACCAGTCTTCACTAGAAACCCTATCGGAAAATTATTATTCTGAATATCGAACCCGAATACCGGCGATTCCAACGGATATTTCCGGATTCAAGGCATTGTTGGCGAGGTTGGGAGCAGGTAAAATTATGTTCTTGACAGCCCGGGCGCCCAGCTATCATACTCGCGATGATTTGAACAATATTGGCCTACAGAATTATATGTTCGATATCCATTTCACTGCTAATAAAATAACAAAAGGAGACTACATAAAAAAATATATCGACCTTTCTAGATATGACGATATCGTTTTTATCGATGACAACCCAGATTATATTCATTCAGTATTGATAAATATTCCGACCATAAGATGTTATCTTTTTGACCATTCAAGACGGCTAGTTATTAACTCGAGAACAACTTCGACATATTAATTGCTTCTTGATTTATTGCGGGTATCCTAAAGAGTTGATATATGAAAGCATCGTCCCGAAACCTCGCCGTATATGTGCTCTGGATGGCAGAGCGACCAATTCGCCCCAAACACTGGATAGTCTTAGCCTGGGTCATATTCGCCATATCCTTACCTATGAATCCATGACAGAAATTGTAGTTGGTCCCGAAGACGAAATCGCTAGCAGCAATGATAATATACAGTTCCTGTTGACCCGCTAGTTTCTTCATAAGTTCCAGATACTTGGGGTCGACGCCCTCTATGAAAAGTCCTATTCCCATCAACATCAGGACTTTCAAAGAATTATCTACTGTGAGCGACATAATATCTTTGATACTCTGTTCAGCGATACTTGTGCAGAATGCCCTGTCTGACACCTGCTTCGCCCATTTTGTCTGATGGGTTTTAGTATTAGGCACATATTCCGGTTCCAGAACAATCGCTTTGATTTCTCGGTTCAAGACCTCGACTTTTTTGTAGAGGTCCTTCACATTTGACGATTGTGATTCATCGTCTTTTTCCTTCTGTTTTGTCTTCTTATCTGGGTTTTCTTGAGTAATCTCATCGAGTTTCCGTTCGAGTTCTTCTAATTGTGCAGAGACTTTGTTGTTCTTGTCGATTTTTTTCAGAAGGTCTTGAAAAACAGATTGTGGTATTTCCGACTGTTGGATATAAAAGTTCCCAATTTTCTTGGCGTCTTCTGTCAAGAAGATTGTTGGTCCATCTGTGAGTGTGTGTGCGTCCGATGTTGTCAATAGGATTCCTGAGGCAGGGTTTGCTTTTGGTTTTTCCGTAGAGGAAACACTTGCGGTCCTTACGAGGGGGCCACCTCCACCTGTCTTGGAGGAACCGGATGAATCTAAACTAGTCGATTTCTGAATACCTTCTTGGAATTTTGGCTTCTGGACCTTTTTCATATGACTATAAATCGTGTCCCAATGTTCCGGCTCGATATGCTGAAGGAGCTCCAAATAATAGATTTTCAAAGAATTCATAGTGATGGACGCAATATCCGCGAAATATTGCTCTAGCTCATACGCGACAGGAACGAAACCTTTCTGGGTGACGTAGAATATAAAGCTGACAATCTCGCTCAAATCGAAGTAGCGTAAAAGTGTTTTGTTGTCCACGCAATACTGGACGCAATCTACCATGTCATTGAATTCTGCATACAATGTATGAGGGAGAGCACAATAACCATCCTTCGTGACAATCGGGATGGATTTACGGCAATCATAGCTAGCAATCGTATGAATTTCGGCATCGTCGAATCGGCTGCGAAAATCTGCAATTGTGTCTAATATCTCTTCTTCTTTCGGCAGAGTAGCACAAGAAAGAACCACATTCGGAATCTTATTTTGGACCCAGTTTTCGTGAATAACTGCATGTAATTCGTGGTCGGGATAATCCATTGTAATCGTCGGCTCATCCCAGTAAGTAATGATTCTTTCTGCCGGATTAAACGCGAGCATATATCTCATGGCAATCAAGTAGGATTGGACATCGCAAATCAGAATCTCTACTTTGTCGCCTATAGAATTATTCACTTTGCGGATGCCACCACTTCGTCTATCCTTTGTGAAATCCGATGCAGCAAACCAGTGAAGCCTTATATCTGATGCGGTTTCAGCACCGAAAGCGAAGGCTATCTTCTTTTCCATCGAAATCGCTGATTTGGCTAGGGCTAGACCAATGTGTCTGGCGACACACACGAAAATGATGCGGTATTTTGTCGAAAGTCCTATAGGTGAAAGTGTCTTTCCAGTTCCAGTAGGCGCAATATAGAGAACGAGTCGCGGTTGAATGACTTGTTGTCTGAAAATGGCAAATAACTCTTTTTGATGAGAGAAGAGGGCTTTGTCTTCGTATTCTAGTAAATACGGATTCTGCTCAATGAATACAAAGGCACGTTCGACAATATTTGACAACTTTGTCTTTTCATTTGCAAGAGAAACAACCCGGTTTACATATGCATAGACCCCAGGATGGATAATTTGGATGGACGCCTTGGAAAGCTGAACGAGAGTATACAAATAATATGCATATTTCGAATTGTCTTTCGACAAATACTTGCATAATTCGAAACAGAAATCGAGAACCAGGAATTCATATATATTTTTTTTGTTTTGTTCGATGTTGGCCTCCAGGTTCTGGACGCGGACTAAATCGATGCTTTTCATTTTTTTTAGGAGGCTCCCTCCTCCTGACTTTCCTAGACTAGAACCTGTAGAATATTCAAATGTGAGCCATCCTTCGCCATATTTGCGAATTGTCCGCTGGATAATGGGCGAGAAATATTTGTCATATAAGAACGCTTCGTTTTCGGGTGTCTGTTCGATCTTTGTAAAAGAGAAGAGAGAAATCGTTTTGTTCTTCGTTATATTCGGGTTCTCATAACCCTCCATAATCAATTTCAAAATCTCTTTTTCCTGGTCGGAGACCGGGATTTCGATACTGTCCCATTCAGTGCGTGTGAGTTTTGTTTGCTTAAGATCCATTTGTGAAGTATATGCGTATGAACAAATAATTTATATATGAATCAATTTTGTAGGGGGCCTATGCTTCCCCCTACGGGTACCCCTCCTTTTGGCTCCATCAATTTATCTTTATGACATTTTCCGGTACTTGTCATAAAGATGTATTATTATTTATAGTGGTTCTGGTATTTATTTCTTCATTCGGCCTAGAAAAGATAAAATCAACCGATTCACTTCATCCGGGATTTCATCCTGTGGGCAATGTCCAGCGTTCAATAAATGCCCCTCTGGTTTTCTTGCATTATGAATAAAATCCCCATAAATGTGTGGTTGAATCCAAGGGTCTCGATTCCCATTGAGAACTAACAAAGGAATATCCAATTCGGCCAATAAATCGTCCATATAGACGATGGGACTAGCAACATTACCTTTTATGATTTTATAAAAAACTTCCCCCGCATTCGGTTCTTCAGCAGGTCTTCGAATGGATTCGATGAGCGCATCATCTACCCTTTCAGGATGCGTAGGATAAAGTGACAACAGGGTTTCTCGGATATTTGTCTTGAAAAAATAAAACATCGTGTTTATGACAGGTTTTACGAGCATCCAACTAAAAAGAGGATAAATAAATGGGAGTTCTTTTTCTTTGAAGACCCCGACAGCATTGATGAGAACAATAGATTGAATCATCGGTGTTATTTCGGGGTCTGCTGCCGAATAAACCGAGATAAGACCACCGATACTATTTCCGATAAGCGTGACGGGCTGATTCGTTTGACGATTTATCTTTTTGACAAACTCAGTAGTCTGTGTCCTCCATACTTCGGGATTATAACTTATGATGGGTTTTTCAGAAGCCCCGAATCCTAGGAGGTCCATAGCAAATACATTATAGTGCTTTGATAATTCGGGGATATTTGAACGCCAATGAAAAATAGAAGCACCGAATCCATGAATGAGAAGTATATTTGGTTTATCTACATGATTTACAAATTCTTCATAATATATTTTATATTTATTTTCATTTAGTTTTAAATCCCATATATTCGAAATGGGCGCTGATTCAGTATTCATATTCGGTCGTTGAATTATAGTGGTTGGTAGAATATTTTTATTATTCATTCCATTGAAAAATATTGATAAATAAGAGCATATATTGAATAGCATATATTATTTTGTAAGACCGTTTTATCTTGTTTATTTTGTTAGTATAAATAATATTTTACAAATATATAATGAAGGGGTATATCAATAAAATTTATAGTTTGGACCCATTAACAAGTGAAGAATTAAAGCAAATTGAATTATTACCTGAACATGATAAAATATTGTTAATAAATACATATAATAAATCAATTGAAAACACAAATGTTTATATAATGAACTTGTTTGACAATTTTGATAGGTGTGAACATTGTGATGAGAAAAATCCCAAATTTGATACTAAATTATATAAAATATTACAATTTAAACTCTTGAAGAATTAAAATGGGACATTTTAATTCTTCAAGAGTCAGATATCAGTAACGATTTGAAATGACGCCCTAAAGGGCGTCCCATTTTAAATCTTCACTGGTATAATTATACACCAAAAGAGCGGTTTATACAAGATGAACCTTCTGTACCACCATCTGTAGTCCCATCTATAACCTCTAATTTCATAAAAGAAAAGATAAACTCAACTATACTACAGAGAATATGTAATATATTTTCATTTTTGTGTAATAAATCACATAAGCCTATTAGAAGAGAAGAAATTATAATATAATCGAGGAAGGAATAAACCCTACGTGATGTCATGAAAAGAATCTAGGAATCGAGGAAGGAATAAATCCTACGTGATGTCATGAAAAGAATCTAGGAATCGAGGAAGGAATAAATCCTACGTGATGTCATGAAAAGAATCTA